AGAAGGGCTCGCCTGCATTAATGCCGACAGTGCTAACGTCTCAACTATTCTGTCTAAATGTTTTTCTATTCCGAAATTCATTGTCTCACCTATATATCCACTGGAAACCTGTTATATAATATTATACTTGTATTTAGAATGAGCCATAAACAACATATTATAATATAATACCTAGAAACCAATATACCTATATTATATATATAATATTAAAAAAGATTACTTTAACCCTAGCTTTTCTCTGTTTTGGGGCTCGTTACTGGGGGTGTTTTGGCTTCCTGAGCCCATTAAATCCCCCAATCCACCCCTTTTCATAAGGTATTCAGCCACAAAGCCGAGTATTGGGTTGTCCTTTGTTACTGCCTTAATCGTTGCTTGGCCTGTTGCCTGGTCTAATTTTTTGCTAGCCGCGCCCAGGGAGCCAAAAAAAGAAGATTGGAAAGCTTCCAGTTTTTCATGCATCCTTTCGTCTATTTCATTTACAATCGGATCTAAAGCCTCAAGCAACATTTCGTCAGAATCGGGACTGCGGATATATTCTACCCAGGCATCGCGGCTTAAGCCTGCGATGTAATGAGATAAGAAGAAATAGAATATACTCCAAAAAACGGCTAGCCCTATCAATTCGATGGCTGTGATTTCCATTATCGCCCTTTAGGTATTACTAAGCAAGACCACAGACCTGATAACGGTTCCTTGTAGGCATAATGACCAGGGCCGCATATTGGTTTTAAGGGCACGTTTTGCGGATTTATTACTTTGGGGTCTTTGGGACCAAAGGGCTTTATCGGTGAGACATCGCCCCTCGCATCCTGAAAGAGTTTAATCAATACAAGCATAGGTCCAATATTCATGCAGGCCCCTTGCCATATTGACCTTCTAGTACGCTGCCAAAGTCTAGTCCCGATAACGATTCTAAAAGTTTCGATGCACCGCTAATAGTTAACCCGATCGGTGTAGTGGTCAAAAACGCTTTTTTTATTAGTTCTGATTTTTCCGTTTCAGTAAACTTTACGCCTTCATCTTCTAAGGCCCCAAATAATAAATTTAACACAACACCCGATATTGCAACAAATCCAGCGCCTCCAATTAATGCGGGGGTGTTAGGATTGTTTAGAAAGGCCTCGACGTTGTCATGTCTGCGTTTAGCGTTTACAGCGTCTTTCTGTAGCCTTGTAACCTTCTCTAAGCTGTAACCGTCAGGAATTAGTGCGTAGGGCATTATCGCCTCTTCTTTTTGCCTGCTGGTGTTTTCCTGAATGCAACCGCCATTTTCTTTAGGTTTAGTTTACCGTTACGATATCGGAAGCGTGGCTTCTTGCTGTTAGCCTTAACAAACTTATTCCAGGCGGAGAGTTTGCGTTTTGGTTTTGGTCTGGATGTACGTCTAAAACCTTTTTTTCTAAGACTGGTCCCGTAAGACTTACTAATTTCATCATATATCAGATCGTATGCTTCGCCTATATCCAGGTCACCCTGTTTGTATTCGTACATAATCTCGAATACTTCGCCCCTGGCTCTTAACCTGGGCATTATACGATCCGCATGAACGCTGTTTCAATATCGGAAGAGCCACCACTGTTGTTAGTGAGCTTAAACTGTAATAGCTTTTGGTCTGCTAGCTTACCATCATTGATTTTAAAGATATTCCAGACATCAACTGTCAGGGCTTCGGCTGAATCGTTTAGTAAATCTGCCATGGTTGCATCTTCTTTGTAATTGCCCCTTAGTACTACAGCAGCATCAACAGGTTTCAGATTAGCAAAAGAAACTGCATCAGGTCCCATAACTGCTTGTATTGCACAATTACCGCCATTGCTGGGTTTAATTGCGATAAAGAGATCTCTATACCCTGTCATATCTAAAGGCCAAGTACCATCGGCATTAACACCAGGGGCTAACAGGTATGCACCGTTAGCTATCCCTGCCTCCGACCCAAAAGCGATAAAGTCCTTATCAGAACTCTTTGCTCCTTTCCAATCTCCCTTTTCATCTACAAAGCCAGTGTCTAGGACAGGTTGTACATATTGAGGGATTTCTATTGTACCGTCTACTGTTGCGGACTCGATGCCCGCCTCTCTTGCAAGAGACCAAGGCGCTAGCCCTTTTCTATTGCGAACCATGTTAACCTACTGAAATACTAGGGTGACTGCTGCTTGGGCTGAACCAACATCAACATCCATTGCAACTGCAATAGACACCTGGTTAGAACCAACCACAGATATGGATGTATCCAAGGTTAGTGGGAGATTAGTCATACCGTTAGAGGCTGGTGTACCATCTACTCCCTGGGAACCTATTACGAAGGTTTCCTGACCTGAACTAAGGCCATCCCCAGACAACTGACAGCTAGCCGTCATTGCACCGTTACTTGCACTATCTGTGCTGATAGCTGCAATCACGCCCACAATGGAAGTCGCCGAAGCCGGGACTTGCACTGATGCGGTTGTCGATTGACCGTATAACGATCCTAGTGCGGTAAAAGTATCCGCCGCTGTTATTGCTCCTTCTCTCGTTCTATAGAATGCCATTTTTATTTTTTCTCCTTATTTTATGTACGTAGTTTCAACGGTCCCACGGATCCTAATACTTTGGATCCTCCCATACTGCCAAGAACTAACTTTGCTGCTAAGGTTCCGACTCCAATTTTAATGAAGTCGTTTTTATTTGTTTTAAAAGCATTAGATAATACTCTCAAACCGCCGTTAATATCTCCTTTAATGAAAGACTGCGCTGCTTTCCCTGCGTCTGCCGCATCGAGGAAAGCGAGACCTGCGCCTGTCTCCAAAAGATTTATTGAAAAACTACGTTTTCTGCGTGCTCGTCTGGGTTTTCTTCGTGCTACCATTATTTCTCCTAAGTGGGGAGGCCATCGAGACTCCCGCCTTACTCACATATGGGTAGCTACTTAACCCTGTTCTATAGAACGATCGTACCGTTCTTGCATTTCTTTATCCCAAACCCATTGTGCCTTATAACCACATTTTACGCACGTTTCTCTTGCTGGTGGATTCAATTCCCGACAATCACGCTGGTCGCACCTCCAGTAATTACGGTGCACATCAAATACCGTTAAAGGTTCATAAGCGGTCAGCGCCATGTTTACCACATGCGACCTAGTGCCTGGATTCTTTTCCAGGTATCTGTTTATTAATTCTGAAAGCTTTATGTCCATACTGATTGATACGGCCTGAACTCCCCTTCTCTTTCTACCCATTCTTTACCACCTTACCAGTAGCGCAACAATAACACCATCCATGTTCTTCTTCTGGGTAGTCATCACAAAAACAAGTTTTGTCATATGTAGAAGGATTTAATCTGCGTGGTGGCTTGCACCTTTCACAAATCATAATTCAATCTCCAAAGGAAAAGCGATCTCTTTTAATCTCTTTTCAACTTTCTTAGAAGGGCTCGCCTGCATTAATGCCGACAGTGCTAACGTCTCAACTATTCTGTCTAAATGTTTTTCTATTCCGAAATTCATTGTCTCACCTATATATCCACTGGAAACCTGTTATATAATATTATACTTGTATTTAGAATGAGC